GTATGTGGATTATTGTAACAATTCTTAATATGATGGGTCACCTTCTGGTTCTGGGTAGGTTGGTACTGGTACGTCCTTGCGCTTAGTTTTAGGGAGCGTCTGCGTCCCTGCGTCCATGCTTGTGAATGATTGTGACATATGATTGTGTATGAGTGTGGCGTCCTTGATTGTGATGATTGTGTGCTTGTGAAAAAAATAAAAAAGCCGAAACCCCAGTCATAGACTGAGGTCTGGCGATTATTTAATTATATTAAATCTTACGAATTAACTACAACTCTAGCATATTCATAACGGGCAGAATTATATCCTGCCTCCTTGTGAATTACCCGAAACCCCTGATCTAGCAAGCGTTTATGCGTAATGTCCGCATCACGTGTAGACTCGGGTGTTGAGTCATCGTAAACCATATAAATATGGTTATCCATTTGTGATTGCCTCCAATGTTTGATTAAGTTTTTTAGCTCTATTGCCATGAGCTAAGAATGCAACTGCACACTTGCGTTTGGCTTGAGCACATAGACCACAGTCTACGCAGTTTGTGTCGCTAGTCTGAGCTGGACAGACAACAACCTTATGGTTGTTTGGTGTATGTGTTGGTACTTCCTTGCTGTTGTCTACGACAACCACAGCCGGAATACCGTTAGCTATGGCGTCGTCAACTTGAGACATAGTCTCACAACTGGCGTTAACTGTGAAGCCGTTGTTGTTGGCATACTTAACAGCCTCTAGATTATGTATATAATCTAACTTGTGGTGTGTGTAAGTATAGCCTCTAGCTTTGCTAGACTTGTTGGCGTCAACAAGGGACTTGAGCAAGTCAAGTCTGATTAGCTCGCGTCCTTGCTGATCGGTTGAATAACCGAGGTCGCCGGCTTGGTTATGACGCCAGATTTGGCGAGGCTTGAGACTACTAACGTAGTCACAAAGGTCAGACCAAGAACCACCTCTCTCGTGAGAGGTAACTTTTTTCCAGTGCTGAGCTAGATGAAATCCAGATTTTGCGTAGCAATTTCCAGTGATGTGTGGACAAGTAGTGGGACATGAGCTAGACTCAGTAGTTGTAACAGGCATTCTGCCTGTTTTTGCATTGCTTGATTTTTTTGTGATGTGGACAAACATGACAGGATGGATGGTACAGTGGACAATTTACCCTAAAGGGTAACAGCGTCCTTGCGGAGTTGAACCGCAAGTGAAGACCCAGACGCTAACTTGCTTTTAGCAAGGTAGTGCATCGTTGAAGTACGATGTACCGATATGCTTATAGCATAGCTTACCAGTGGCAACAGTGTTACCTCTTAGGTAACCTAGGTTAGGCACTGCAACCTTGGAAAGGTTGTTGTAAACCCAGAAACCTAGCGACATGTTAGGCTGCATCAACAAGTTGATGATAGCTAGACGGCTGACGTTGGAGTACTTGTACTCATAGCCATTGACCCTGAAGCGAGTGATGACAGTACCTTGTACTGGGTCAACCTTGATAGCCTCGATAGCTTCGCTAGTTCTTGGATTTGGAATGATGAACATAATCGGAAATTGTAATTGAACAGTGAGTAGAGAGTTGTAGTTAAGTTATATTATCTCTCTCACCTATTCTAGGAGAGAGAATATAACATAACGTAAACAACTCTATCTACCTTCCCAGTATAAGCCCTATCCAGACCACATTACAACTTATCTTAACATTCTGTAACAATATATAACTACGTAGTAGTATATTATTGTTGTCTCATCTGTGTCTCAAGCTGGCAACAGATCGCTGCTCACGCGCGTTCTAGATATCCGCGTGCCTGCATGCCTGCGCGATTTAGTTGTATCCGCTCGGCTACGCCTCGCTCCCTCCGCAGTACTGTCTCCTTGACAGCACTACATATCGTGAGAACCCTTGCTATCACTGGCGTTGGTGGTGCGAGCGAAGCGAGCTGGACACGCATTGGACACGCATGCGCGATCAATTAACGCGTGCGCGTGCCTGCGGTAACGGGGCGACCCCCCACGGGGGATCCTGCCGGTGTCGACTATATATAATACACCTGAGAAATTTTTGTCAAAAATTATGTTTGTCCGCTATCAGCTAAGAATTGAAATAAACCCTTATCTGTTAACACATGCTTATACATATCGTCATATACTTTTGGTGGTATGGTACAAATGTGTGCACCGGCTTGAAACGCTTTACCAACTGTAGCAGCATCACGTATGCTTGCAGCTAGTATTTTTGTATCTGTTCTGTTATGGCAAAATACTTTAGCTATTTCACGTATTAGTCCTATGCCATCATGTCCGTTGTCGTCTAAACGTCCAACAAAAGGTGACACATAGGTTGCACCAGCTAATGCACAAAGTATTGCTTGACTAACACTAAACACTAAGGTCATGTTAGTACGTATGCCCATAAAATTAAGCATCTTACAAGCTTTTATGCCTTCTGGTGTGCAAGGTAGTTTGATAGTAGCTTGGTCTATCCATAGCTTACCGTATTGTATGCCATTTTCTATAAGTTTGTCTGCATACTTACCATCTACCTCTATCGACACGTCTTGTACGCCTAAGTCTTGTATCAAGTCAGCGTACACGTCGTCTGGTTCCCTACCACTTTTCTTAATTAATGTAGGGTTAGTAGTTACACCGGATATAACTCCAGCGTCTAATCTCTTATCTATATCTTTAATAATAGCTGAGTCTAGAAACAGCTTCATTTAAAAACTCCTATACGGGTGAGAACGTACATTGTTAGTATCGTCCAGAATAGTACTTCTAAACCTATATTATTCATCTTCTTCTTTATCTTCAGGAAAGTATCCTATAGTAAAACCGCCATCCTTTGTCTCTTCTATAACAGCTTTGTACACTGGCTCTGACAACTCGTCCATTTTTGCGTGGTATTCGTCGATAGCCATGTCTACTGTTTGTTGTGTTTTTAGATTTATCCATCTGTTTTCTAATCCAATTAACATGCCTAGTATCAGGAAGTTAAGGGGTGGGAAAGGAGTCTTCAGACTCTTGTATAACTCTTTAAAGTGGTTTATTTTTAGTTTATTTTCCATGATAAACAAACACAAGTGAATCGCAGTTGTTGCAGCTTAAATTTGTACGTAACTTATATTCATACTCTTCATCTTCTTGCTCTAGGCTTTCGTCTCCACCCCATACAAGAGGTGTATTACATACATAACAGTTCATAGTTAAGTTAGTGGTAGTAGTTAGAAGTGATATCAAAAAAGATATCCGGCTAACAGTGGATGTATTTAGTGAGGGAGAGTCCACCCTTCTCTCCCCTATTAGCCCGTGATCGGTCTCAGACCCACGTATGACTGCCTTTGCTACCTGACTTACCTCGAGCCTCTTTACGCTGCTCTACGTCCATTCCTAGCACCAAATGATTAGTCATTGATTGGGGGTCATCTATAAATTGTTCTAGTATATCGTTCCACTCGTCTCTTTTTCTTTGTTTGATCTGTTCCTGTGCTGATATAGACAGTGCATCTATGTAGTATTTTACACCTTGCGCTAGGCAGTCTAACCTATCGTCGTGTTTAACTGCATACTTTTGTCTACACATACGGCTCATTTGATAGAACAACATGTATAAAAGCCTTTCTTCTGGAGGAGCTTCTCTGTTGGAGTTATAATCCCATTCGAC